AGGCAGGGAGGACGTACCGCTCGTCGGCTGGTTGCCGTTGGTCGGCTGATTACCGGGTGGCGGCAACGCTTGAATTGCATTTGCAGTCTCCACCTGTCCGCTTGCCATAAGGGGCAGGAATTGCCGGATTGTTTCACGATAGGTGTCGTCTGAAATCTCTCCTCGCTGCGCGGCGACTTCCAAGCCCATGATGATCTGCTGGAAAGCCTGCGCGAGTACGAGTTGATCGTCGGGCCTGATCTGATCCCAAACGACTTTCGGTGTGTATGGAATTTCACCGTATGCCACCAGTGCCATCTTGCAGAGCTTCTGGATTGCCGCCTGAAACGAAATTCGCTTGCGCATGACCTTGCGCACGAACGGCACGGTCTGCGCATTGCGGTCGCTGTTCGCGGAACCTGCATCGACTCTCATGAACGCCCATTCAGGAGTCTCCGACGCGATTGAAATACAGTCGATGAGGAAATCGAGAAGGGAGCGCGTATCGCCAAGAACCGATTTGGCTTCAAGGAAGCTCCCGTCCTCTTCCGCGTTGAAGAAGATAATTTCACGCCCGCTCCAATTGACCTGACCGCCTTCCTTGATCGTCCCGGTTGTCTCGTCCCAAGCTTCGGGGAAATTGTTCTTGATGAAATTTCCCACGTCTACGAGCTTCATCTTGATCTTCGGCGTCGAGTGGTAGCGGTGAGCTTGCAGTCCTTGCGCGAGTACGTCGTGGAATGCGTTGAGGAATGGAATTACAGATTCAAGGTCTGACTGTCCGCCTTGCAGCGCCGAGTCCCACTCGTTGTAAATCTCCGCGAACGGCACGAAGCCCCACGGGTTCGAAGCGCCCATGTCATCGAGCCACGTATTCGTGTTCTGATCGAAGTACCTGTAATTCTCCCGCGTGACGATTTCCACGACATCGTGCTCTTCGGTGATCGGCTCGATTCCTTGCGTGATGTCGCCAGGGTTGGTCACGATGGTCATGCGGTGAATTACAATCGCCTGCTCGATGATGTTCTTGTTGCGCATGTTGTATTGCAAGTCCACGCGCTCCGGAGGAATGCACTCGATCTGAAAATGATCGGCCTCCTCCATCGTCATGAGCGGATCGAGCACATCCGGCCTGCGGAAGCGGACAACTACCTTTGAGTCACGGATCGAGTCCTTGAACATCTCTTGTAATTGGCCCGCCCAATATTCCGAGATGCACTCGTTGAGGAGGTCAGTCAAGTCTGAGTCATCGAGCGTCACGGTTGGAATTCCAATGAACCCAACCTGAAGATCGACTATCGGCTTTGCGAACGCAGCACCGAGAGCGTTGTCACCGGAATTTCGGTATAGCTGACGGCACAGGTCGTAGTTGACAATCGTGCCCTCGGCCGCAGGATGCGCCTTGGGCCAGAACGTGCCGCCGATGACACGGAACGCGGAGCGAATTCCAGCGAAGCTGAAGAAGCTGAAGAGCGGAGATGAAAATTGCTCGCTGATGAATTGACGCGGGCTACGCATCCGTCTCCTCCGCTGGTTCGGTCACTGCGGTTTTCAACAGTCCCTCTAGCTGCTCGATCAACTGCGCTGCCTGCTCCTGTACCTCCGGGCTTGCCTCACGCAGCGCGTCCACGATTCCGTCGTCTGTAATTGTGGTCTTCTCCTCGTTGGTCTGAAGCCGCTCCGACTTCGACAACTTGGGCAAGCCGCCACGATCCAGAAGATCGGCTGCTGCCCGAATTACAGTTGCATCGTCAGTCGAGCGCCGCATTACGTCCACGATGGCCTGAATCGCCTCGATCATGTAGCCCTGAAGAAGCTCTAGCGCTGCCTCTGGAATTCTCTCCCTGAGGAGCACGAGCATTTCCTGCACGGCCGGGTCTTCCAACATCTCCCTGACCTGATCGCGGGAGATGCCGACGATGCGTGCCTTCTGCGTGTGGTTGTAGCCCGCAAGCTGAAGCACGACGAGCATTTGCTTCACATGCGGAATTTCACCTTCAGTCAGTCTCGTCTGCTTCGTGACATCGACCTTGTAGCGCCGACGCACGGATGCAATTGACTTCCTGCGTTTCGCAACGCGCTGGTTTGGTGTCGAGTCTCTGCGCATCACATCACTGTCCTGTTTAGGAAATTACTGATGCCCGCAGGCACCATCAACGACGGCTGAGCTTGCGCTGCGACATCCGCGAACATTCCAGCGTGGTGCCAGTGATCGGGGTTGCGGTTCTTCACCCAATGACCGACGATGGTTCCTCTGGAATTTTCCTCTTCCAGCCTCACCATCTGCGTTAGCTGGTGATACAGCCCGTTGTAGGGCTTGCGCGGCATGTCCTCGCCAAGATCGCGTGCGTCTATCGGTAGCCACGAATTACCGTTGAGGAAGCCCTGAATGAAATTGTCGAGCGCCATCGACTTGTCGATATTCACCCGACCGGCCTCTCCGACCTTCAGCGGATGAAATACCGCCATCTCGCTCGCTTGCAGTCGATCCTCGCTGAAGCCGACTCTGAGCTTGCCGTGGTATTTCAATGCGAGGTTGGCAGCGAGCTTCTTCTCCGGGTGAGCGTCGATCACGCCCGACCACGAGATGAGAGTGGAAAGGAATTTGTCCAAGTCACTCCACTCGTTGAAGAGCTTGATATTCCACAGGAGCTTCTGACCGCCACGACCAAAGTGCCAGCACCAAACATGAATTCGCGTTCCCACGTCGATGCCCACTGACACGTAGGAATTTGGAATTCCACCCATCAGGTAGCCCTTCATGCGGCACTTGTCCAGAAGCTCGACCGTGATCTTGTCACCGGGAGCCGTGTACGCACGACCCATGTTCAAATTCCAAAACGACTTTAGCTTTCTCGCTTCGCGCTCGCCGTTGAAATAGTCCTTCATAATTTCGTTGAGCGGCTGCGTAGGCGAATTCAACTGCGAGATGTGATAGCCCCGGATGTCACCTTGCAGATTGAAAGCTGACCAGCGCCCGAGCTTGTTGAGCAACGGCCGCTGTTCATCGCTGAGCGTGTGATGACAGAATGCGCACTCGACTTCGCATTCCTCTGCCGTATCCCCGAGCTTGACGTTGTTGTAGTCTAGGGACGGATCGTTGAAATTGAGAACCTGAAATCGTCCACAACTCGGACACGGAATTTCCCAACGGTGCTGATCGGAGATATTCCATGCGTCGTCGGCATAGACGCCGTACCCGTCAACCGTTGGTGTAGAGAGAATGAGTACCTGCCGGATTTGTGATCCATCCATTCTGTGACGAGCATCTTCAAGGTTCTCCTCCACCATTCGGTCGCGCTCATCCCAAATTTCAAAGTCAACGGGAAACTCCTGAAGCTCGCGGATGATGTTGGTGCCGCGAACGTAGAAATTCACGCCGTCTGCCGTCTGCTTGTGCAGTCGGTTGTCAACCGAGGAAAAGCGCGTAGTGAGGCCGGGATTGGACTCGATGATCGGGTCGATCCGGCCTTGCACGAATGGAATTGCGCCAGTTTTCAACGGCAGCAAGTAAAGGCCGTTCCAATGGCGCTCCACGATGTTGTGCAGCGTTCGTGTAATTGCCGTCACGGTCAGCCGCATCTGTGCGCCTTTTGGAATTACAATGACCGGAGAGTAGTCCCGGATGATCTGGCGCACGTATTCGCCCCGATCAAGGGTGAAGGGACGTGCATCTACCCTCAATCGCATTCCAAGCGCCCACTCGTCCGGGCGAGCTAGGGTACGGAGGGTTGTGAAATTCCCGCGTCCATTTGCGGGCTTCTCTTTGGAAATGCGGGATTTCGTCTGAGTCGGCAAGGCGGGGAACCACTGAAATACACGCTGCTTGCCACGTCAGTCTAAAGCAACGACATTCAAAAGAAAATCCATAGGAAAGAGCCGCCTTTCGACGGCTCTCTCCCGGCCCGAACGTCAGTCGCCCGAGAAGTTGGCACGACGACGCCTAAGTTGTACCACGCAGGGCTGTTTTGACCCTCCTAGCCTGCTCCTCCTCGGAAAGATCGCGCACCAATTTCACTCGCTTGGGAGGTTTTCCTCTCAGATCGTTACCGGAGCGAATGTCATCTCTGTGGCGAATTTCACCCTTGCGCCGGATCGAAATTACTTCCAGCATTACCTTCCTAACCGTACGCTTTTGCACCCGCTGCGAGCGACCCAGGATTACATCTCGCATCGTCGTCTGAGTCAGTCCAGTGCGACGGCAGAATTCCATCATCCCCACTCGGCTAACGCCTTCCGCGAAATACTCCTTGACCGCTTCAACCGGCACGGTTCCTGACTCCCCCGGAGATTTCAACTTTCTCCAATTGACACAGAGACGACAACGAGGAGTGAGCTTCCCAGCACGAGAGCCGGTCTTGCCCTTGTAGAAATACTTCTCGGTTGCAGGAAGCCACGTCGGTTCATCATGCGCTGGCCCGGTACAGAGTTTGTGTAATTCCCCAGCGATCATCTTGGTCGGTGTGATTACCCGACCACGCTCGTCTCTTTTCATTGCAGGTGAGCACCTTTGTGGTAGATGGAATTCACCTTCTCACGTAACGTCTTGCCTGTCCCTTGTTCCTCGGCCTTCTGCAAGAAGATGCGTGTGCCCTCGCTCTTGCCGTAAAATTTCACGAATTTGATGTACGCAGTCTGAGCGCCCTTGGACTGCTTCGTGATGTCGAACGGCAATTTCACTGATTTGCTGATCCCTTCACCGTCTTGCCGTTGATCGTTACCTCGGCCGAGCAGTGACCCCAAATTTCAAGGCATGCGTCGATGGTCTTACCTTGCGGGATGTAGACAGGCTTGGACTCATGCGTTTCACCAGCGAAAGAAATTACAACCTTCCAGTGCTTCCATGCGGTACGCACGAGCTTGACCGTCACGACCGTGCCCATTTCCTTTCCTGCTGGCAACGGATAGGCGGTATAGCGGGGCATGTCGTTGAATTCGTGCCGCTCGATGTACGCCTCAGGCACAGCCTCTCCCTTGGACTGTGCAATTCCACCTTGTACCCATGAAACGTTGTCGCCCGCATTTACACCGGCCCAAACAGCCGCATGCCCTTCCACAATGGTCATTTTCACTACTTTGACCTTAGTAGTGAGCCTACCGAACACGATGCCCCAATAGTGGTAAAGAAGCTCCGTACGTGCTCTGAATTTCATGGGCTGAGTTGACTGCTTCATGCGACATCAAACTGTTCGACGTGGGATTGCGGATGCGGGATCGTCGGAAGGGATGAGAGATGTAATGCATCACGCACGGCGGCTGCTGCTTCTAGGTCGGTGTCGAAACGTCCAATTTCCTCTCCACCTACGTAGGCGATGTGCTCGACCTTCTCGTGACCACGCCATTCTGTCTTCGTAACGTTCGGTTCCGTGTAATTCCCTCCGAGACGCGGATTCATGCTACCTCCTTCTGTCT